TGAATATATAGAGAAAGATAAATTTTTCGTTCGTTGGGTGACAAACTTTTTATATAATTTGGACCTAATGCCGATAATACATAAATTTCACTATGGATACTCTTGATATCATACGAACAAACCAATTTTATAAGTTCATGAATAGTGTTGTTATACATGTTGATTCGGAAATCTTTGAAAATTTCTAATGCGAATATATCTTCTTCGGAAGCACCTTTCAAAGTTTTTAAAATATTGGTTTGAATCTCGTTGGATAATGACACAGGTAAATTACCAAACACAATTCTTTTAGATTTTGTTGATAAATCTGACCATTTCGATTTAAATTTAAATGGGGTAATATCTTTGATAAAAAGTGGGAAAGTTTCTGATATAGAATTAAAATCGTTTTCCAAACTTAAAAATTCTGGGAGATCTGCAATATATGGGAATCCTATCTTAACCCGAATCGCGTTATGTGAAAAATCGTAGGTATATTTCTCCATTAGAGTGTATATATTTTTCAACAATGTGTTTAAATCTAAGGTTATTTTTGTATTTTGTCCATCGATCTTACTATATAATTCGATAGATGACCCAACACTTACGATTCTTAGCTTTATAGAGAATAGTATAAATTCTATTATATCAATCTTAGATAGATCATCTTTATTAGATACGCAATTTTCTACTATGTTGTAAACAAATTTAAAATATCCTAAAGAATTATCCGAAAAAGAATATTGCGCTTTACCTAAATCCAATTGTTCTTCTGTGGTAATCTCTCTATATGTTAACACCGTTTTGGTGAATGGTAATTCAACAGTGTAATGGTAACGCATAAAAAAACTTACAAGTAAAATGGTAAAAGTCTACTTATCCTAGAACCGTGTAACCATCGTATGCAAAATTAACCTGAGTTGTTTTGAGAGCATCTGTCATATGACTATATGATTCCCCAGAAATATCCATTGGTGCAATATTATAAAATCTAAAAATCTTTCTAATACTTAAAGGATTATCAGGCCCAGCCTTTGATAACATCACGATATCACATTGAGAACATTTTACATTTTTAATGGATTTTTTAGATCGCGCAACAAACCCATTATAACCGACTAGAATACTCCAAGGTCGTATGACTAAATCAAGAAACGATAGATTAGTCTCCAGTAAAGTTATTTGTAAATTTTCAACATCGCGTCTACCATTGGTAGTTGCTGGTGCCATGAATCCACCATAATCTAAACCCTCATGACTAGTCTTTATGAGTTCTCCCGGTAAATTTACCTGTTTGGCAAATACACAACCAATTAAACTGTCGGTTGCATACTGTAACCGTCCATCGATCAGGTGTTTAACACTCTCCTTGTTGATACCCCAACCATTATTTCCTAGAGCAGATTCATAATTACCTAATTGGTTATTTAGAGTGCCTTTTAGACAATTGACCGAATCTAGATGAAAATGGCAGTACCATAAAGTAGGTAGTGCTATATTAGTTGACCAATTACCTAGAAGCTCTAGATAATATTCGTAAGGACTTTGTGCTCCGGTTGCCATAAAACTAATTATGGAAATAAGATCAAATTAACGAGATAAACGGAAATATTGATATGCGATAGAAGCGGTTGTTGTTACAAGGGTTCCAGTATCTTTCATATCTAAATCAAAGGTTCCGACTTTACGACAATAACACCCGAAGAGTGTATATGTTCTAATTGGATTTCCTTGCTTATCTATCAGAGTAATGATAGTTTGGTTAGAAACGTCCTTATTAGGGATATCATATGCACCCGTTGATGTCTGGTCGTTGAATATGTAGTTCGACCAGTCTTCTAACTTTCTACGGATAGAAAGGTTTTGAGGCATACGAAAAAGAACGTTCCAATCACTAGAACCGGGATACTTCGCGGTTCCCGGCGCATTGAAATCTAATCCCATAAATGGGATTTGGATGTTGGTGATCTCTCTTTCAGGAAGAATTGCTGTCTCCATATAGATAAGTTCATTAAGATTAAACCTCTGCCCACCAAGGGCAACTACTCTAAATAAGTTTTTTCTTGCAAAATCGTTTACCGATGCTACATCATAGAAGTTTTCAATTCCGGTTTGGTCTAATAATCCACTCATAATTTAAAATACTTATATAAAAAGGCTTACAGTCTACGATAAATGAATGTAGAATTGCCACAATTCCAAACTCTTCTATACTCATTCATAAACATATTTTCAACTTCGGTCAAATTTTCATCAAATTTTTCTAGGAACTTTGGGAGTTTATGTTTCTGGGCCGAAACTCTAGATACTTTTTTATATGTTTTGGTTCCGATATTTTTAATATAAAAATATCCAATTCTTGTATTTTCTTTAAACGAAAACCCCAACGATTTGTATAAATTACCACCGCTATACCGTCTGTCGGCATAACTGATAACAGATAGAGGATTGTAAATTTTTAGAAAGTTCGAAAATAGTTTAGAAGCACCACCAATAACTCCACAATTTTTTTTATTACAAAAACGAACAAGTTCATATTCATATGATTTATTAAATCTGGGTTTTGAAAATGTCATAATAGAGACCAATTCCCCATCAAAATATAATCCAGATCTTATAGGACTTTTGTCGTGCCCCTGTAAATGATTATTTTCTAGAAATTTTCGGACTTCTTCGAATGGTAGATCGTTAACAATAGAGCATTTTCGTGCATATATTCTATTAGATTTTCCCAGTGCATTACGAATCATAGATTTCCAGATATCTTTATTATTTGGAGAATACCACTCATCTGAATTGATATGAAAAAGTTTAATATTAGATTCTTCACATTTTTTGGTTTTTATTAATCCTCTATTTTTATTATTTTTTTCTTTGTCTTGATTGTTAGGAAAGTTTGATCCAAAAGAATGCCAAAGAAGACCATCATATTCAAACCCCACACCTATATCGGGTAACAAAATATCTATTTCTAAATTATCGATTTTGGAATTTTCTAATATTTCACCAGAATATAAGGTTTGGATATACGCCAAAACATCTTTTTCTTCCTTTGAAGAATTAGCATCACCATAACATGTTGGACAATATATATCCATCCAACGCGCATTGGTTAACGATCTTTCATGGATCTTATTGCACTCATTACATTGGATTTGAAACGTATTATTTTTTAGAGTATTAAAATCTGATAATATTGTCATATTTTGGGTGTCTAAAACATTGTCTTTAATTTCTATTAACCTCTTCCCGCGCCTACATACATTTCCACACTCTTTCTGATATCCGGAATAAAAATTCAAAAATTTTCTATTATTACCGCACAAACATTTTTGGGGTGTTTTTAGATCATTTACTATTAAAAAATACCGTTCGCTCATATTTAAAGATGTTTTATCAGATGTTAGTGGTAATATATCTTGGGTATAATATACGGCACTTAAAAGAAAATCGAAATCATTTTTAATAATCTTCGGATTTACATATGATATATTTTTATATTTTCTATCTACCTTCATCTCTATATATTCTTTTAATTTAGAGATTTCTGATAGGTTATACTGGTTTGATTTAAATTTATCGGATAGTTCCAAACATAATTGAGCATAATTATCTATTTTATTTTTTGATGGACTTTTCCATTTTTTATACATTCTTTGGCATTTTTTATTGATACATGATCTGTATCCTTGCTTAGATGATACAAACCTTTTCTCGTATATATTACAAAATTTACATGTAGGAGATTTTTCTATGCCATTCATAATACAATATATTCTTTCACTTACTGATGGATTTTTGATATCCAAAAAATGAGTAATTTTTAATATAGTTTTATATGTTTCCGATGACTTGAACCAATCCCGTCGAATAATTGCGGAATTTACGGTTTCTCCATCTGTTTTTATGAGATTTGTTTTAATGTCGTTTATAATTTTGAGATCGTATGTCATAGTATTAATTACACTATTATACAAAAAAATAAAGACCTTTTCAAGTCTTTATTTTTATTTAATTAACCAATCAATTCGTTAAAATTGACCCCTGTTCGAGTAGCAATGAAGTCAGCCAAAATATATTCAGCAGTTCTAACTGGTTGGATGTATAGAGATACCCTAAGTTCATTAGCATCGATAACATCAGGAGTATTATTCCTCTCGTCACATACTATCTGATAGTCATAGACACCATCGTTAATTCTGGCTTTTTCGAAAACCGGAGTCAGAGCACCAACCAGACGAGTTCTGGTTGAGAACGTATTGGGTTCGAATAGGAAATATTTCAAAACACTTTGTGTGTTCTTTTCGAGATATAAAAACAATCTTCTAACATTAATTCTATCAAATGCCGATGGTTTTCTGTATAATGTTTTTTGTCCATAAAGAACAAATCCATCATTGGGGAAGAATGCAATTGGGTTGATATTAATTTTGTAAAGAAGATCTCTTTGCTTCTGGGTTGTTGTTACACCAATATCGGAAACACCATTCAAAGATCCTCGATTAAAACCACCAATTGCGGTCCAAGGGTAAGCGGTTCGATCAACTTCTGCGCATTTAGCAGCTACAAATCCAGAAGAAGGAACCCATACTTGGCTATCAGATGCAGTGTCGTTTAATTTCAACCAGTTACCGAACACCGTTGCATATGATGTTTCAACACCAGCAAAGAGATTCTTCAAAGGCCAATAGATATCGGTAGAAAATATATAATTTTCTCTCTTCGTTGTTTTGGTGTTATCTCCGTTTACATAAATGTAACGAAGAGCATCAGCAATGAACAAATGATCTTTTCTAACATTTTGAGCAAAGCTAACAAACTGATTAACAATTGATAGATAATCATCTCTGACACCACCGACGATAGACCCGTCTGTAGATTTAAGAACACTATAATCAACATTAAAAGTATCATCAAAGATCTGTGGTTGTGTCGAGTAAGCAACTTGGCGAGCCTTAGCACCAACCCAAACAGTTCCTAAACCAGCTTCCGGAATGACATCAACTCTGACATCATCGGCATTTTCTAAGATTCTTAAAATTCTCTGGAGTTTTGCCGGAACATTTCCGACATCTTTTGCGCTTTTATCTGTATCGGTAGCGTAAATACCAGCAGAATATAGATTCTTGGCACCATCGGAAACTGTTACCGTCTTTTGTGGATTACCATCCGGTGCTGTCCAATCACCACTAGATGAAATATATGGGTTCGTGATAACCTTAAAACTAGGAGAGCGAAGGTTTACCATGCTTTCCAAGAAAAATGTCTTAGGTGATCCACCGTTGGGATCATTCTGAGTTCTGTTTTTATTCAAAGAACCGGTATATCCTTCGGAAGTGATATAATCGAGAGTTACAGTATCTTGGTTGTAGATCGATGGGCGAAGTTTAAAAATACCCAATGTCAAACTATCCGTGTAAGAAGGATTGCCAAAATCGAATCCGGTAGGAAGTGCTTCAATTGCCTCAGATATAGAACCACTACCATATGCAGAATATGTGCTTGTCAAGGTGAATGACATTCTAGCAGGTGGTACATATGTAAAACTTTGATACTTGTTGTTTGTGATTGAATTTACAGATTTGACACCACTAAGAGCGTCGAAATTTGTGGCAGGGTTGTTGTTGCTATTATCCGCAAATCCAACATAGTAACCTTCAAAGATATTGTTTATGGTTGTTTTTGCATAATCCAAAACAACGATACCAGCTTTACTCAAACCAGAAGCATCGGTAATATTACCAGTAGAATATCCATCATTCCAATTGATGCTCCCATCAACCACATCTTGATATTCTGTGTTGGTCAAAAGAACCGAATATGGTTCGAGAACAACAAATTCAGTGGAAGTTGCATACTTAGCAGTGTTAGAAGATAAAGGGTAAACCAATGCACTATAACTATTTGCAAAACCAGCACCAGCACCCGAACCGTAAGGCATACGAGTTACCAAAAGATTTGCAGATCCTTCTAAACTTTGTTTGGCGGAATGGTAAAAATATCTTTCTGCCGAGTTTTCTGGTTGACCGAAAATGTCCTCAAATTCACTAGTGCTACCAACATTTATGATTTCATCAGTTGGTCCTTGGGGTGTAAAACCCGTCATAAAAACATTAGTCTCGGCTGTAGGACGAGCGATAATGCTTAAATCAACTTCATTAATTTGAATACCGGGTGATGCAATTGTTCTAGATGCCATAATTTATATTAACTATTTATACTTTTAACTCTACAAAAAGGATCAATCGATGATAATTAGTTACACATGAAATTCGACAACGTATATAAAGAAGCATTGGTTAATATGGCAACACCACAAAATCCATCGCAAACCACAACACAACCCCAAGGTGTCCAACCAAAACCAAAACTGGATCAAACCCATATAAATACTCTAATGCAAAAATGGACCTTGGCAAAACAGAATAACCAACCTTTAAATCTAACACCTGATGAATTGGAAGCATTTGGACAACTCTTGGGTGGTGATAACCCCGAACCTCCACAAGTATCGCAAACCCAAAAACCCCAACAAACTAGCACACCACCAGTAAATTCCCCAAACACACCAGCTATTTAATTGAAAATGTTGAAAGCGTATCGAAAGTAGATAAGTATTTTTATGTCAAATAAAACATCCTACGGTTACCCAATTTTAGAAAACCGACCAATGCCGTGCTCTTTTTGTGGTGCTTCTATAAACGGAAGAGTTCAAGAGAGAAAAGATCACACTACCAAAGAAGTCATTAAAGAGTGTCATTGGGTTTGCACCAGATGTGGAAACGTTTCTAGAGTTGGTCGATTGGCATCATAAATCTTTGTAATGAGATTAGATAAAATTTTAAAAGAAGCCATGGGATCTTATGGACCCAATTCTTATCCAGCGGCATCATCACCACCCAGAAAAGATTTTATTCCTCAGAAGAAAAATGCTAATAACTTTAATCGACAACAAAACAACGATAGTATTCTGGCAGCGGCACCGACTCCAGAAAGTCCGTCTTCGATGCCTTGGGAATTAAATCATATTGTTGATGATCTAGTAGATGCTTTTATTTACCTAGAAGTTGCCATGAAAAAGATGTCAAACTGCGCTAAAAATAGTAAGTCTATCTCCGATGAACAGAAAAAGGCACTTTTAGAGTTGTATAGAGCAACAAAAGATGCTGCAATGGTTGTAAAAAAAGTTGGTATGAGTATCGAAAATGCCGGAAATATTGCCCAGCAACCTACTCCCGATGCCTTTGTCCCCACATCTGGGAAGAAAAGTATTAAAAAGAATTGACTTTATTCAAAAGATGTATAAGATGGTGGAATGAAGTTTAACCCAACCATAAAAAATACCCTACAATCTACTGCCATCACCAGTGCAACATCGTTTATTGGTGCATTTGCTCTCTTCTTGTTTGGTGTCAATTTTTTCGCGGCGTTTATACTGTTCTTCGTCCTACAGTTCATTTTATTCTCATTTTTCGGGTCGATTTTTAAACATTATCTATCAGAAGGTCGTAAAAAACTAGAACTCGATAAGCTAGAAAATTTATCAACCTTGTTGGATTGTGCGTATTGTAAAAAACAAAATGTCATGATCTTCAATCCAGATCAATCCGAGCGAATCGAATTTGTATGTGATCATTGTAAAAATAAAAATCTGGTATCGATGCAGTTCGTTGTTGCCCAAATTTCTCAACCACTTGAAAACCCCACGGTTCAAGGAATTCCCGTTGAAATGAATGATATTATCGATAACGATAGCTATAAAAATGATTAATTGTATTGACATTGTGGTATAAATTTTTTATGATATAAAAATGATTAATACAAAACCAAAACCAAAACAAATCTATTATAGAGCCAAACACAAAAAAGAAGATGTTCTAAAATATTGGGAAAAGGCGAATGCCAATGCTGAATTACTAGCACGATGGATATGTCTTTATGATGCTATCAACATTGTTTATGACAAAGCCGAAGAACGAGGGATTGTTTTGGATGATGTAGATCTATCTCCCATCAAAATCAAAGAGTATATGGAAGCAACCGTGGATAATTACCATAGACAGTTACTTCGAGATATGCACGGTATCGACATCTTTTACAGTGAAAGGGACGAAAATGATCGATAATATCCAAGTTCTTAAAGGTTATGCAACCGACCTAGAGTGTGTAAAAAATTATACATTCACCTTTACCGATAAAATGAATGTATTGTTCGGCCCAAATGGTTGTGGAAAGTCTAGCCTCTTGAAGATTATGAAGGCATATTGTGGGATTCGTCAGGGTGGTTGGTCACAGATAAGTGAGGAACTATCCTTTTCGGCATCTCGGGCAGACCAATTCCCACATGCCTATAATATTTTTTCTCCGGGGAATTGTTTGGCCAATGTTGGGTGGGACGGAACACCATCTTTCTTTAATGAGGGTGATGTGAAGGTAGATGGACTCTCATGGTTCTTTTCCAATGAAAAGATGTCAGAGGACGGTATCAGCACCGGAGACGATCATATGGACACCATGGCCCTAAAACCATCATCTGGACAGTATCGTCTACAGAAAATCAACAAGATCCTAAATGTCATCGAATCTCCACCTGTTCTATATGGTAGCACACCAGAGGGAAACTATATCAAGACACTTCCGAAAAATGGTAAGGTAACTCTTCTATTCGATGAACCAGAAAGAGCACTGTCTTTACCTAAACAAATGGAATTATTCAGACTCTTGGAAGGACTCTCTGACAACTATCAGATCATTATTGCAACCCACAGTCCATTTGTTTTGTTTAATTTGGGTGCCAAGATTTTCGATATGGAAGAAAATTATTCTACCAAATGTATCGAGATTTTCCAGACTTGTGTGAAGGATTACCTCACTGGTAAATTAGAATCCACAGTCTGACCATTTATAAATTCTTGTAAAAGTACTGCTGATTTTTTTAAGACTTCATGATCATTCGCCGTAAGAGGTGCCATTTTTGATGCCATGTACAAATTGTTCAGTGCCTGAATTGGGGTGATTTCTCCTTGTTCCGGTGCTTTGGAATCTTTATTTTTGGTTGTTGGTGTATCTGACATATATCAATATTTATTCGCGGATTGGTTAATTACAAGCTTTAAAAATTACCAAGTAGATAGTCCACTTCTTTTCCAAGTATCAGTTGCGGTGCATACATACATATAAGAGGCGTCCCAAGCAATTTTCCCTTGGGTGCCAAGATTTTCGATATGGAAGAAAATTATTCTATCAAATGTATCGAGATTTTCGAAACCTGAGTTCTCGGTTTGTGGTGTACTGTTCATAAAATTAAGGAAGTGATCCATAGGTTTCCACTAATCTATAGGCGGTCAACTTCCCTCCTGTTCCCGCCGAAGCTCCATACACAAACCTACAGAAAGAGAAGGCACGACCACTAGTGATACTTCCAGAAGGGACAGCCGCAACAGAACAAATTAAGGACCATGCGGCGGTAGGGTTCTCGCGCCCATAAAGATAACAAGATGCTGCGTCTTGCACCAACCAATAATGATACATCAATACAGAGCTTGCAATGACGCCGCTCCATACACCTGTAGTTAAAGTGGTATTGTTTGTCTTCACTAATATTCGAAACTTTGGATTATTAGCAGTATCAGAAATTGATTCA